CGAGTTAAAAAAAAGAGGACATCAGCCTGGAAGTAAATGGGCAAAGGAAGCTAACATGACACTCTAATGGGATCATTTATGCCAAAACGTCCTGACTGGGCTGACGAAATCAAGAAGAAATATCTTGAAGCCGAGAAGGGAATAGATGAAAAGTTATTAAAGAGAATGATCTCGGCAGTTGGTATTGTGTTTCGTACGGCTACAGCCAAACGACCTAAGATCTCCCTAGCTCAACATAAAGCCATGGGAAGAAAAACTAAGATCAGTGGGAAGTCGGCGTATCGAGTGTCAGATCCTGAAGCCGCTCTAGGTGTCCCGGTAGCCACTGGAGACCTCCAGGCCTCTATCAAAAAAGACATTACCAAGAAAGGAGAGAAGTTCACAGGGAGAATCTATATCGATGGACCTGGTGAAAGGTATGCAAATGCCATTGAATATGGTACGTCAAGAATGAAAGCTCGACCATTTATGCGACCTGCTCTTCATCTTAATACCGATAAAATTAAGAGAATCTTCCGTGGTGAGAACGGCTAAAAAGAATAAGAATGCGTTATCAGATGTAAAATATATATAGATGTTAGAGATTCTGCAAAACCTCATAGCAGTACTGACAGGAGATGCAACTCTGACGGCTATTGTACCTGCTACAAGCATCATGACAGGTCCAGTTGACATCGTCACAGAGACTCAGTCAGGACTCCTGATGCCGCAGATAAACATTCATGTCATCAGTGAAGTATCTAGGTCTGTCCCTCTGAATACTCGAGACACTCTAATACAGATGGACATATGGAGCAGGAATGACCTGATGGAAGTGCTGACAATCTATGAAAGGGTCATCACCCTGCTGAACTACACATCACCTACTCAGGGTTCTGCAAAGATATTCTGGGAAAGGCTTGGGGGTGCGGTTGACCAATATGAATCAGACAGGGGAATATGGCATCGAGCTATCACATTCAACATCTGGTCGCAGAAGTAACTATCAAGAAATAATATAAACAAATGACAGCATTCACAGCAGCAGGCACTAACGTGCCACAAAGAGTAACGTTCAACTCTGGAACACTAGACTTCGGAAGCAACCGGCTAGTAGACCTAGACAACGTGTCACTATCAATGGAATGGAGCACTTCTCCGCTATACGTCTTGAACTCAATCAAGCCTGCGGACCTTGTTCGACATTCACAGAAAGTGACAATGACAGGAAAGATCAAGTCCTTTGCACCTGAAGCTCTGATGTATGCCATGGGCTCATCAACGACAGGCACACCTTCTGAGATCGACACACTAGACGGCCAGCCTACATTCACAACTCCGGTAGCAACCTTCTACGACCGAAACGGAAAGGAATACCAGTACCAGTTCTCTGGAGCAATCTTCAAGAGCTACAAGATGAATGCTAAGATGGAAGACTATGCTGAATGGGACTTTGAGCTAGAAGCTAAGGACGTGGTTCTACTTTACACTGTATAGCACATGACTGACATAACCACATTAGTAAACCCTCTGTTTGACTTCACTCTAGGTGACATCAAGTATGAAGTCAGGAAAGCTTCTCTCGAGAAGACTATCCAGTACTACAACAAGGTCAAGGAGCTGAAGGACGATCCTGCAGCAGACCTGAAGCTTGTTGCATACTGCATATGGCTCATTCTCAAGGAAGCAGATGCTTCTCTGACAGAGGAGAAGATCCAGCAGCTGGTACCCGGTGACGTAGACATCATCGGAGTAATATCACAGCTGGGTTTTATCAACCCGAAGAAGATGGAGATGGCAAAACGTCTACAGGAGGCAGTAGTGGACCAGTTGACTTTGCCGAGCTCTTTGCCATCATCACCGAGCGAACTGGATGGGAACCCAGTACTATCAGCAAGCTAACTGTCGGACAGATAAATGCTTATGTGAAGTACTGGGTAAGAAGCTCTAAGAAAGAAGCTTCAACCCACCGGGGAGAGGAGGTCGGTGATATTGACATGTTCAATCTTGCTTCGGGTATAGACGCGGTCAGGAAATCTAAATAAACAAATGGTACTTGATACACTCGAAATTCTAATTGAAGCAGACCGGTCTGGCTTAGAGAGCCAGCTGAAGCGTGCTGGAAACTCAATCCAGCAGTTTGTCAGCTCAATGAACAAGCAAGAGGTGTCATGGACTACAATTCTCTCAAAGAGCATCACTCCTGCCCTCATAGGAAGCATTGCATCTACTTTTGCAATTGCTGTCAGCCAGGCACTCCAGTTTCAGGATGCAATGAAGACTGCAAGCTTGACTTCATCTTCTTCATTCGGAGACAATACCGCAGCAATGTCCAACTCAGTGTATGACATGTCAGCTAAGACTGGACAGTCTGCCAATGACATTGCAGGAGCACTCGGCACAGTTTCCCAGTACTACAAAGATGCTGCTACAGCCCAAGACATCTTGAATGTCGTGACTGAAGAAGCAACTATAAGAAACCAGAATGTAGTTGATGTGGCAAAAGAGCTTGTCCCGCTGTTCTATGAATGGGGAGTCAAGACTGCACCAGATGCTTCAAAGGCTACTGCAGTCCTCAATGATGCAGTCAAGAACGGTACTGTCAGCTTCGGAGACCTTGTGACTGGTCTTACTGCAGCAGGTCCTGCACTTAAGAAATACATTGACCTGGGAACTGCCGCAGCTCAGACTGAGCTTGTCTCAATATCTCCCGGAATGGATTCAAAGGCTGCATTAGAAGGGCTTGCCACAATCACAAACGGAATCACTGACAAGCTTGCTACTGTGAATCTACTGATAGGAGACATGGGAACTGCTGTGAAGACTTCTGGAGTCTCTGGAGCATTTGATCTCATTGCAACTAAGATTCAGGCAGCCGGAGGCGTAGCTAATACTCTATACGGAAACATCGGGCTATCTACTGAATCTATACAGAAATTCAAGAATGCATCTCTTCCTGCTCTTGCTGACATAACTACTGCTGCAGCTCTTCTTGTGAAGAATGCAAAGTCTCTTGATGACCAGTTCAATGGAAGCATCATAACTTCTGACAAGCTGAAGATGTCATGGAACAGCTTTGTTGCTTCTCTTGAAAAGAACGTTGCACCTGGTCTCATCATGCAGATGTCTGAAGCAATAGACGGAGCTACTACAGCTCTCAATGGGCTCGGAAGAGTGTTTGATGACCTCTTCAATGGCAAGATAATGGAAGATGTCAAGCAATTTGCAACCGGAGACTTCTGGAACATCCTTGCTGAAAACTTGGCCAACGTGGGAACCTTCGGAATATACGGGGGTGTGAAAGACTACCTCGGTCTTCAGAATGCACAGGGAGGAGGACTCACATCTCACCCTGACCAGGCTGCTACATCGAATTCAGTGAACCACATGATTGTAAACGTGCATGATTCAAGTGGTGACCCAACCATCGCAGGAAATAAAACGGCAGCAGCAATTAATCAACAAGCCTACTCATGCTCAGTAAGATAAAAATATGACAATGCCAGTATACAACTATGTAATCATCGACGGGCACTACTATGTGGTCCAGAATGGTACTTACCTGCGAAAGTGGCAGAGACAGTTCACAGCTACTCTTGCTGCTAACATCGTTGAGCTCAACTTCATTGACAGGGGACCGGGAATCAAGACCTACAATCTCACTCTTCTTCTTTCAAGCTGGGACCCTTCTTCTACAATGTACAAATTGATCTTCCCAAATGACTCAGCTATTGCCGACATCAATCTTCAGAGACAGAATCTTGAAGCGAGCTACGGAAAGATTGCTACTCAGATACAATTAGTTGACCCATTCGGTGAATCACCACCAGGAGGATTGGCATACTTTACAAGCCTCATTGAGAACATCCCACCGTACTCTTCCATCCAGAAGCCTTACATCTCAATGGATGTAGAACTAATAGGCTCATCAGCAATATAATACTATGGCAACAGCACCACTAATCACATTTCAGAACTACATAACACCGTTTGCAGTATCTTCACTGCTCACGTATTCACAGACAAGCCCAGGAGGGACTGGACTTCCTGTGCTGCAGGGCACAGACTCAGATCCGCTATACTTCAGAGTGTACAACAACTATGCTCTCACTGCAAGCATTGCAAATGCAATCAACGTGTTCATCACTACGTATGACGGAATAGGCTCAGGCTCTCATACTGCTGCAAAAGCAGTTGTAAGCCAGACTTGGATTCACATGCTAGAGAACGGATACGGAGAGAACTCTGTCACACCGGGAGTCTACACTGTGTATGCTGGAAGTGACACTGCAATCGGAGGTTCTTACCAGTACATCTTAGACAAGGGCTCAAACGGCACAGCAGGAACTTCACAGATCAGAGCTGGGACAGACAACAACGGATGCGGATTTGCTGAGCTCAAGAGCTATGCAAGGGTCCCATCTAATGCTTCTAACGGAACAACTACATTTGCTGTGAGTGTGGGTTATGAATGGACAAGCTAACAAAATACAATGATTGCAGACAACATAGAGAAAATACAGAGAGATTCTAGCTTCCATGAAGACACATACTTTGAAGTTGTCTTTTCTGATGACTCAACTGTAGATGAGAGGACTGTGAACTGGTCCGCTATTTCCGAGGAAAATACAGTAACCTACATGGGAGCCTTAAAGCTCGTGATGGTCTGCAAATTCCCGGTAAAGACTATACGCATAGTCCACGACAGCTTGACGACTGACGTCACAGTCCCAGAAGGCTGCGGGGTATATCAAGCCTTCAAGAGCGAGTCACTATTCAACTCCAAGGGTGAGAAGATACTTGACAGGATAAACGGAAGGATCGTTGGACTTGTGAAAGACGGAGAGGTCATAGAAGAACGATTCCTAGACGGTCGGGGTAATCAGGTAATAGGCTTTAAAAAATAAAACATGACAACATTTCATCAGTACGTAAATAACGCCCTCGGTACAGTTCAAAACAACCCTCTTGCTTCAGGAGGCACGAACCTTGTCGTCAACTCTGGGCTCGACACCATCCTTTCTGCGCTGACATTCCCTTTCTGGATTACGATGTGGGGTGTTAACGGCAACCCTAATACAGCGAGTGATATGGAAATCGTTGCGGTCACAGCGAGGCCGTCGCCAAATAACTACACCATCACGCGCGCGCAACAGAGCACTTCTGCTCACTCACACGCTCAAAACGATAACTGCGCGCTTCTTTTTACTGCAGGAAACTGGCAAGAAGTTCTACCCCAAGGTGCTGTTGCCCGAGGCTCTGTTTTCTATATCGGATCTGACCTACTTCCCCATCTTCTTGCTGCTGGTACGTCTGGCAACTTTCTTCAGACCTTGGGAGCAAGTGCCGATCCTGAATGGGCGGCCGCAGTCACAGCTCAGTTCGGCGATGGATCAGACGGAGTTGTAACTATATCATCTCCTACGACTCTTACAAGAGATATGTACTATTCATCTCTTACAGTAAACAGTACATTGACGACTGATGGATATAAGGTTTTTGTTTCTGGAACCATTAATGGATCTGGTACTATTGACTTCGGTGCTGCGACAGCAGGTTCAGCTGGAGGGTCAAATACAGGTAGTGGCGGAGGCGGTGGAGGAGGTGGTGCTTCGACAGGTTCAGGTCAATTCAAGACTGCAACAGGTGCAAACGGTGGAGGTGGATCTAATGGAACTCCTGCTACTAATGGATCAAATGGTTCTGCATCTACTTCTTCTCTCGGAGTTGCTGGAGTTGGTGGTGGCGCAGGAGCAGGAACAGTACACGGAAATGGAGGTTCTGGAGGTGCTTCATCAATTCTTACTAAAGTAGGAATCTATGCAAATATCACTCTATTAGGTCTAGACTTCAACTCAGCAGGCACATTTATTCCATATCAGGCAGCAGGTGGCGCTGGTGGAGGTGGAGGTGGAGCAGCTAACTCTTCAGGTTTCTCAAACGGTGGCGGAGGCGGTGGAGGAGCATCGGGAGGTACGGTCTTCATTTGTGCAAGTACATGGGCGGGAACATTTACTATCAAGGCAGTAGGAGGCGCAGGAGGCGCAGGAGGTATCTCAAACGGTGGCGCCGGAGGTGGAGGAGGTGGAGGTGGAGCAGGAGGATGCTCATTCGTAATATATGGCACAAAGACATGGACAGGTTCATACAACCTTGCAGGCGGTGCATTGGGTACTGGAACAAACGGAGGGGTCAATGGTACTGTCGGCTCAACTGGAACATCGTATGAGATATCGATAGTTTCATTGACACGATAATAAAACATGTTCAATAACTTTGTATTCAATTCAGGAGAGTTCAATGATTCTGCTTATACTACCTACGGATCAGCAGACATTGCTGCGTCTATCGTAGTGAATACAAACCCGTCTCTTGCTACATTCAAAGAGATTCTTGCAACACTTTCAGTTGCTGCTCAGGTAAATTCAGATGACAATGCATCTATAACAGTATCTAGCTACAAGTGGCTTACTCCTGCACTAACAACTGCACAGGCAGGACCTGCATTTAGGCCATACTTCACTTGCAAGATAGTCGATGACACTATCACTCCCAATGCAATTGTGACAGTTCCAAACAGTTCACCATACAATGGAGACGGTTCAAGTACTCCAGATGGTTATTTGGTTGCAGCAGGAAATGCTCACGACGGAACTGGAAATCTAGGATTCTGGAAACTTGCCGATGCAACAACTGGATGGGGAACTTTTGTAACTCTCGAACTGTCTGCAAACTGGATGCCTTCACTTGGCACTTCTGTTGCGGTTTCAGATTGGGTAAATGGCTCATACGTGATTGATGTATACTACTGGACAAACGTAGCAAGTGTACTTGTCCCAAAGCGTCAGAGATCCCTTGATGGTGGTGTGACATGGACAGGAACTCTACTGAACACTACTGGAATTGCTTTCAATACTACCAATAATGTATATCTTTCTGGATCTAGTCCAGTACTTCTGGGAAATGGGACAGTGTCTTCAATGATGTTCTACATAAAGAAGACTACTACATTGAATAGTCCTGCAGCAAGTTTCTATAGGATATGCTATCAATATGACGGAGGATCTGGAACATTTGGGCCTGAAACTCTATGGGCTGAGAACACTGACTCACAGGACTGGGTGCTCCATAGTCTTGATTCATACTACTTGAATGGTTCATATCATGTAGTATTTTCTGGCTATCATGCTGGATATGACTCAGTTCCAAATACAAACTATAGCATCTACTCTACTTTCATAAGTACCTACCTGTCTGACAACACTAAAGACGTGTGGGGAGGAGTGTCGGATGTGTTCGTCACTAATTCTACTTCAACTCTCAACTACAATACTTTCACATTACCCCGTATAAGCTATGACGGGACTACTTTCTACATACTATTCAGAGCAGTAGTGGTTGAGCAGGTGTCTACTGCAACAACTGGACAAGCTCTCAATGTGACGACTAGCACATACTTCTACCTGATGACGTCAAGAGACCTCATCAACTACTCATATCCTTCACCTCTCATCTTCTCAGACGGTACAGTATTTGTCGATGACCCGCTTGTCACAGGAACTAACGGCTATACATTTGTCAAGCAGGGAACTTACTACTACACTATAGGAAACGGAAGACTATGGCAGTACCTCATTAACAATGTGACTGCAGACATCACTAACAGTGTAATCAGCTACAGCATAGAAGAGCAGGCAGGCTCATCATTCCAGATTGACATCACACTCGGAAACATGAACAACCAGTGGGTCGGTCCTGCTCCCACGAAGTCAGGTGCTGCAGCAATATCTAAAGACAAGAAGATCTACCTTGAGCAGGGGTATTATCTTGCAGACGGCACAACTCAGACAGTCCCTAGGAACATCTTCTACATCAATGACATCAAGCAGAATGTGACTGCAGGAGACAACTCCGTAGGGATAGTGGGAACTGACCTCTATAAGAGACTCAAGACTCTTACTACAAAGTTTGCATACAACTTCAAGGGTCTCTCTTCATATTCTGACATCTTCAACGGCTCAACAATGGGTAACTGGAACACCTCAAACGGAAGCTGGTCTCAGGCTAACGGAAAGATGATATGCACTAATCCGGGAACTACTCCTGGTCTGATATTCCTTACTAGCGTAGTCAACAGTGCAGCTTCATCTGTCATCTCTTGCACAATGAAGAACCCAAGCACTACAGCAGGTGATCCTTCTGGAGCATCGGTAGGCATATATCCGATCTATGTCGACTCTAACAACTGGGTGAAGTACGAGAGGTATCTCAACGGTGCAACACCGTATGACAAGGTGAGCATAATGGTCAATGGGACTCCGTCAACTCTGATAGATTCTTTCACACCGAACGGGGCTTCAGACTACAGCAAGTACTTCGACATCCAGATAAGGAAGTATGACTATTCATACTTAGACATCTTGATCGGAGCACAGGGACAGAACAATACTCTCGCATCTTTCAACACTTCGTCATCTCCAGCTCCATACTCATTAGATCCAGTCGACTTCGGAGGGTTCTTCACTACAGCACACGGAGTATACAACGGTGGTCCTGCTCTCACAGTCACTTCATTTGCTGGAGAATTCCAATACTTCAAGTATCTCCAGCTGGGAACTAGCCAGTCGATCCAAGACTCTATGAAGAAGCTCGGAACACTGTCAGGTGTGAATCTATACAATGTGGAATATGTATTCACTGACAATACATTCCCTGCTTCAAACTACCTTGGTACTTTCACTTCAAGCCAGGGAATAATGTCAATAGCACCGTCTAATACTGTCGTCAACAATTCTTTCAATCTAGCAAACGGGGAGATTGCATTCAAGGGAAAGATTGTTCCTACTGCAATAGGAACTGATGCATCATTCAACATCAAGTTCAGAATGGACGGTCCGTCACCCTCTACTACAAGATTCTACAGGCTTGAAGTAAAGCATGTGGGAGGACAGTACTTTTCTATTGCTTCACTCTATCTAGACTCACCTACGGAGTATCTACTGACATCATCCTCTCTACAGTATTCTTACAGCGGATTCAACTACAACACAATAAGGTTCGACACTCTGATAGAACACACATACAGGCTAGTACTTGTTGACCAGTTCTTCTATCTGTTCATTGACGAATACCAGGTACTGACATGGCAGGACAATGCATCTGACTCAAATGCAATCTCATTCTCTCAGGGCTACTGGGGTTTCAGCACTGATGCTAACACTACTCTAAAAGTCAGAGACATCACATCAAGGCTGATGTGGAACCAGATTGAGAACATTGCAGTCAATCCAGGGGATGACATTGAGAATTCTATAAGGACAGTTGCAGGAACTACCAGAGGATGGCTGTATTCTGACTTGATGGGAAGAATGAATTCTATCATCCTCAACTCAACAGACTCACCTGACTATACTTACCAGAACTTGATGTATTCTCAGAACTATGACAACTCTGACAAAGAGTATGTGAATCAGGTGACTGTATACGGCCTCAATGCTGTCACTGCAATCTACCAAGACAGGGTTTCTATAGGACTTACTGGAAAGGTGAGAGACCTCACTATCACAGACTACAAGATCACGACATACCAGGATGCTCTCTATCGAGCTCAGTTCGAGCTTGTGAATGCTAACAAGTTCAATACTCAGAACAATCCGCTTGCTCCGATAAATGTGGGAGCAGAAATATTTGATGTGATAACCATTGTCAACACCGGAGCAAACTCTACAAACGTGAATGGAAACTACAGAGTATACAATCAAGCGACTAGCAATGACGGAAGCAAGGGACGATACAGCATACAATTAGAAACAGGAACATTATAAGAATAAGAAACTACATTGCAAGTACCATACAACCAGACTTTCAAAGACCAGAATGCTAGACTCATTCCAGCAGGAAAGAAGAAAGCTATCATCTCAGCTGTAAATGTCAATCAGAGGCAGGTTGACATCTATTTCATCAACAACCCTACGACTGTCATAAAGGGAGTTCCGGTTTCTTCTAACGTCAACCTGACTTCTGCATCAGTGGGTCTCGTCTGCAAAGTTGATGTGTTTGATGAGACAAACCAGAAGGACATGATAGTTGCATACTTATACGGGGCAGCTACAGGATACACTGGTTCTTTCACTGTAATCACGGGAATCTCTATTGACTTCACAGGAAAGACTTTCTCAACTACATCAAAAGTCCTCACAATTGTGAACGGTGTAGTTGTCACAGCAGTGTAAAGAATAAAAGGTACCTTTTCTCAATATAATATATACATATTTACCGCTAATAATCACATCTATGCCTCAAGAGTTGGAGAAGTTCAAGGAAGACATACTAGGGATACTTAAAGACCACGTGCAAGACTACACCGAGGGTCGAGATCTCTATATTGACCTGATAAGAAGGACTACAGAAGACACTGTCAGGTATACTGTAAACGGTAAGATTGACAAGCTTACAAATGAAGTCAAGGAACTCTCACTAAGAGCAGATCCAGTACTTACAGCTTTTGAAAGGAGTACAGTCGTATCGAAGTTCTTTGTCTGGTCAGCAAAAGCAATCGGTGTTGTCGGTGCTGTCATAATTGCATGCTTAGGAGCTTGGGAGACTATTATCAACATCGCCACTAACTTTAGAAAATAACATGAACGATCTACCCATTTTAGGACACGGAGCAACATTAAGCAAGGTCAGCGTCCAGGACATTCTAGCTCACCAGGTTGTGGCAATGTCTGCACTCCCTCCATCTGAGGTTGTCATTTCATACAACCACCCAAACTACAACCAGAAGAAGATTGGAAAATGCACAGCTGAAGATCTCTGTGACATGGCAGAACAGATCTTTGGGATTCCATTCTCTGTAGCATTCACATACTGGGGAGGAAAATCATATGATGGTAACCTATTGGAAGGTTCTAGCAACGTCTCTATGATGAGCTATGGACACAATGTAGGATTCCTCCCATTGGCTTTAGACCCTGACGGCAACAACTCTGAGGGAGAATACTCTGACTTTCTTGCTAGACGACATTCATATACTGCAGAGCAGATAGCTGCAGCCGGACACTATAAGATCCTTTATTCTCGTGTCCAAGATCTTTCACCTATTGGTATTGCAACAGCTCTTGCTGCAAGCAAGTATGGTCTCATCACAATGATGGAAGTAGGAGACAACTTCTATGCTGATGCTAACCACAACATCACATGGGACAAGTCAAGACTCCAGATGCTCAATGCACCTATCCCAGTGACAGGTGGCCATTCAATTAAGATCCTAGAATCTCATGGGCTTGATGAAAATCAAATCCGACATTTAAGAAACTCATGGGGAGGAATAGGTAACCCTACAACAGCTGCTGGTGATATATGGTGCGAAGATGGGAACATTGACTACGTATATAAAACTCAGCAACCATACGTTCGAGAAGCTTTTATCATATCAAAATTAGATGGTGTCACCTTTAAGCATAAGTTCGTACTTCCTATAAAACAGGGAGACAGTTCACCTGAAGTTACTGCATTGCAAAGAGTACTTGTCCAAGCTGGTTTTCTTGTGATGCCAAAAGGTGTTGCATATGGCTACTACGGATCAGTCACTGCTGCAGCTGTCCTCAAATTCCAGAAACAATACATGGTAGCAACTACTGCTGTCCTAGATTCATTGAAAGGTTCTACAGTCGGTCCTGCAACTCGAATTGCTTTGAATACTTCTCAAGGTCTATAATAAAAAAACACCCCCACTTGCTAGGCGGGGATGCTATCCGTATTCCAACGGCAGCCTTTACGGCTGAGATGTCACCTCCTTTCCCCGGCAGAAGCCGAAGGGAAAGTCAAGCTGGTGAGTAAGTGTCCCTTGCACAGTGAATGGCAGTGGACGCTCTTGAATCTTCTCGAACTGTGACGTGCAGTGGGAGTCACAGAACACTTTTCCGAAGTGACGGTCACGCGGTTCATGAGGCTCAATCGTCGAGCCGCAATGGTGGCAGTTTACTGTCATTGAATGTTCCTCAGGTTAGGGTTGTCTGGTGATGGAAGAAAGCTGTCTCTCAATCCACCGAAGGTGCCTTCTGTACGAAAGATCGCTGATGATACCGAGGAGGTACCACTCGTCTTGACTGAACAGTAGGCCGTCTCTGAATAGTTCAGTGCTCATTTGTGTTGTCAATCTCCAAAGTTACATGAATATTATACTGCGGCCAGAAGGGAATTATTCTCCGAAGATTTGGTATAATTAAATAGACGACATACCATTGTCAACAACCCAGTCACAGCAAATCAGTCCCCGTTCCTAGTCGGTTCGAAACGGCACCCAGCCAAGGGACTGAGAGAAATTCAGACAGATCTTATCCAATTCATGAAAATAACAATTGCCCTACTTGCATGCGTATTACTACTATTACAGTTCAGCCTTATAAATAAGACAGTCAAGAGCATGAACCCTCCGTATCATGCTCCAAGCTTTACTCCCCTCAAGAAGATAAAGTATCAAGTCCTCGGGACTACTATAGAAAGAGAAAAGATAGTCCTAGAGGAGATGCCAGAGATGTACTCTGCATTCCAGTGTGAGTCTAAGTACCAGCACTACCGGCAAGACGGCTCAGTCAAGAGAAGCCACCGGAACAGTGACGGCACATATGACTACGGATGGACCCAGATAAACACCGTCCATGAGCCAGAAGCTGAAGCCATGGGATTCAAGCTATGGACCATGACACCTGAGCAGGCATGGAAGCTCACAAAGAAGATAATGAAGTATTCAGGACCAAGTGCCTGGACATGCTACCAAGGGTAGCTATTGGGGAGTCGTCTAATCGGTAGGACTGCAGGTTCTGGACCTGCCTATCTTGGTTCGAGTCCAAGCTCCCCAGCAATAGAGTTAGTAAAACTTAAGAAGTGCTCCGAGTTTCTTCTTAATGTCAGTGTATACTTCTTCGTCAATGACAACCATTTTGACTTCTGGAAAGTAGATTCTCATTCTTTTGAGTTTAGTAAGACTCTTCGGATCCATCCAACCCTTGACCTCGTGGTATTCAATAGATCCTGACGATAGAACGACTCTAAAGTCGGGTCGGTATGTTCTTGTGCCTGATCGAATCTTCTCAAACAGAAACGATTCTGGCTCGTATTCCCAAGAAATGACCTGTTTTTGTTTTATTAGGAAGTTAAGATATATAGCATAATTCACTTCCCATCTAGAACGAAAGAAATATTCCTTCCCTTCTATCGTATAGTAGCCTCGATGTACATGACCGAATTTACCAGGGACTTGGATTGATGCTGGTATCTTCCCTTCTAAGGCTTTTGAGATTTTTGAACGAGTTTCACGAGTAGGGCTGTGACCATCTACGAATCCGAATTTTTCACCCCTTTCAATTCTTCTTGAGTAATTCATCTTTAGTTTCTTTCTTGTCTCATCTGAATGTACATGACCTCTCAGCCCCTTGCTTATTGACTCATTATTCTCCTTTGAATGGGTATATACTCCGGTTCTCCCAGCACGACCGCCCTGACCTTTTTTATGTAGATAGATTCCACGTCCCATATTTTTTGTTTAATTTAGCTTTCATCATACTATAGTTTATAGACTTTGAGTACCTCTGTATATCTGAATCATTTGCACGATTAAGCATTATCCAGTCTACTTTTTCTTTAACTCTGACTATGTTAGTATGACAGTGATTACAGAGAGGAAGTATGCACCAGTCTTCATTGACCTGTCTTCCTGCGAAAATAAGATTATGATGCCAATCTATCTTACCTCCGCAGGAAGGAGTATCGAGGCAGCAAGACTTATAGAACAGATCCTCCGACATCTTCAGTCTTAGTTTTGGTGGTATTGGTCTCATTTTCTATTGCTAATTGTTTTTTAGATTTTCGAGGATTTGTCATTCGCGGTTCCTTAATCTCTTTCTTAACTGGTCGATCTTCAGGAAAAAAGTCAATGTCCGGATAAGCAACCTTAGTGATTCTTTCTAGTATCTTTCTAGTTTTATTTTCCCAGTAGTAATTTCTGTCATATTCACCTGTGAAGTGCTCGGCAAGTATCCCGTCAATCGTCTTGTCTTTCCCCGTCACAATGTACTCTATCTCGACATTCTTCATTGATTCACCGTTGTTAGCTTTCACCAGAGCAGCAAGCTTCACGTGAAGAGGCTGAGTCTTGGCATAGCTTTCTGGCTCTTTCCCTACTTTCTGTATGATAGTGAGCTCCTCCCGGGTGAACTCTTTGTCATAGAATTCCTTCTTGATGTCTTGCATCACCTTCTTCATGTCTTCCACGTCTGGGGCATCATACAGTACCTTGTTGATGAGGAACTTCTGCTTCTCAGCTGCAAACCCGAAGGTGTTCTTCTTGATGAAGTCCATTCCCCTGGCATATATCTCATTAGTCTTCTTTCCCTCCATGTTGATTACATGACCCACATAGGTCTTCTTGGCTATGAGGACGAAAGACTCATACTGCTTGTCAAAGTTGAGCTGGATGAAGCATTCATCTATGTTGAACTTCTCCTTCAGTTCCTTTCTCAGTGCGCTGTGGAAACCCTCAAGAGTACCGTCTACATCTAGAAAGCCCTTTCCAGTGGCTACAAAGACTGAGTCAGTGTCCCCGTATATCACTTTGTACCCGATGCTTTCATAGTATCCCTTAGCAAACATGATGCACCACTGCCCAAATAGCGTGATGCTCTCGGCTACATCTACAGAGAAGTACCTTCCGTACTTGAGTCCCATGATTCCGTATGTCGAGTTAGCAAGCTCTTTCACAATGATCTCATCGGACACAACCATCTCCCAGTTTGTTCCTTTGTTCAATCCCTCTTCAATCATCTTCAGCTTCAGCTTCTTATATTCCTCTCTTTTCTTCAATAGTCCAGATACTGCTAGATTCACAACGGAAGGTTCTTTTACAAAATATGTAGGCTTAATACCACCAACCTTTCTTTCGATTGACAGAGTACCTGGATTTATGATGCAGTTGTCATCAGCTACGTATCTGAGAGAGTCATATCCGATGTTTGAGGTTCTCATCATAGATGGATAAAGTGACTTAAAGTCGAACGTATAGACTCGGTCATATTTACCAACAACAGGTTCCAGTACAATGGCTCCCATGTACTGTGCATCATCGTCATTTACTTCCTCTTCTTTCTTCAGGGCTCCGGTGTCATCTGGATTCTCATTCCCCCTGGTATTGTCCATTACCCTCTCCTTGATTGCATTGACAGCAGTCCTTGCAAACTTGTTCACTTGGTGAGCAGTCTTGAGGATGAATGAGTCAATGATAGAATACAGGCCGAACTGGCTGACAGGAACTCCGCACCACTGAGACTGCCTAATCATCATGTCAGATACTCCAAGCTTCTGATCTAGCTCAAACAGCAGCCTCACGTCTTCCTCGTTGTATACTTTCAGCTTCTTCGGGTTGTCCCTCCATAGCTCAATGATCTTCTCATCATGCTTCACCTTTCCCTTGCCGAGGAAGTGCTGTGAGATGTTCTCAAGTGAGAATGACTTTATGTGAGAGTCAAACCTGAAGATGTGCCTGAACCTCTTGAGCAAGTCAAAGTGTCCCATCTTCTTCCAGCAGTAAGCCTTGTCAAAGTGAAGGTCATACTTCTGCATCCTCTTCTTGAGGTAAGGCACATCAAATCCAGATGAGTTCCATCCCAGCAAGATGTTGTAGTCCTTTATCACCTTCAAGAAGTCTAGCATGAGGTTAGTCTCTGCTTCATCTGTATGCTCTTTGAGCCGCTTGAAGAACATCTTTCCTGTGTCATCCATAGCAGCAAAGCTGAGTATCCGGTCTCTGCCGATCTCAATCCTCTGCTCAGTGTCATCAGTCTCAATGTCAAAGTACAGCTTCCTATACTTGTCTGATATGATGACCTCTTTGTCTATGAACCATCTCTTGTCAGGCATGAGGTCTCCCTCAAACGTCTCAATCCCATTCTTTTCTAGTGTCATTACAAGCCTTCCCCTTGTGACCGAGAAGATCTCTTCTTTTCTTCCAGTAGGTCTCGGATGTATCTTGACATAGCCAGGATACTTAGGGTCGTCAAGAAATGCAACTGTCCCAGAATGAGATTCAGACACGATTACCATTGCTCTCTCTTCGTCTTCTTTCTTTATCGTGAAATACCAGTCAACAGACATCTTGCCCTCACTGCGAACCCCGTTCTCGTCATCATATATTACTCCGATGTCGTTTCCTTTCTTGTAGTTCCATGTATGGACCACCTTGACTCTAGGGGTTGCAGTTTGTGTCATGTTGATTTGTTATTTCTAATGCTTATATTATACCTCGTAGTGGCAGTTGCCGTAAATGACCACTAGCTTGGTGACTGAGATACCTGTCTTGTCACCGAACTTCTTCATCATTGAGCCGAAGAATATCATGTCAGGAATGAACTTCTCTACATCCGCAGACCTCTGGTACACATACATGTCAAACTCATTCCTGTGAGTCATGACGAACTGCATGTGAGTGAAGCATGGAAGATCTCGATAGAAGTTTGTCCCATTCATGACCATCAGCTGCCTGCTGTTTATGCCTTCCTTAGCAGTCTTGGCAGCCTGAGTGAATGTCTTGTACATCCTCTTCCAGTCAGCCTTGAACTTGTCTTCAGGTTTCTGCTTCTTGATGTAGTCAACTAGCTCAGGATCTTTGAATACCATGAAGTGACCGGGAAGTGCCTTGACATCTCTTCCTGTCCGGTCCTCTTGGTCAAACCCACTATTGCAGATGTCTACAGTCAGGAGTTCTTTAGCTATTGTAAGCGGCGAGGAACTGTGTGAAGTGCTCGTTGATCGCTTCGGCTCTTTCTTTGATTTCTTCATTTGAGTAGTGGTTAGCTTTTACATCTGCATCATGCTTGTCATAGAGAGTCTTGATAGCATTGAACTGGTCTTCAGTCACCTGAGTAGTTCCCCAGTAGAACAGGTCCTTGATGGGAGTGTTCGTGAAGTTCATCTGCTCCTTCTTCATCGGATAGAGGAAGTCTCGGTGATGGTAGTCAAACTCATCATCCTTCGGAATGTACAGGTTGGTGGACAAGAGGTTAGTCCTGTCTGCGCTTGCCTTCTTCTGGAAGTCGAATGAACCCTTCATCTTAGCAAAGATAGATTCCATCTCAGGGAATACAGCACACACTGCCTCCTGCATCTTCCTAGCAATCTCATTTATCTCCCATGTCTGGCTACCGTCATCAATCCTCTTCTTGTAGAAGAACAGTAGAGTTGACAAGTCGATCTTCATGAAGATGAAAGTCTCTAGGTTGTGAGGAGTGATAGTCCTTGCAGCCTGGATTGAGACCTTGAATGAGTCATTCATCTGTGCATAGCTCATCTTAGTAGCTAGAGTAGCATCAATGAATCCCTGGAGAAGCATAGGGTCTTGTGCAATGCATTCCTCAACTAGAGCGTCATTGTGAGAGAGGAACCTGTCACCTGTGCACTGCTGGCTGAATGTGACACCTATTCTCTGCCTTACTATCTGGTGAGTGTCAATTCGAGTGATTCCAGAGATGCGGAAGATGAAGTTGATAGTCTCAAGTCCCAGTCCAAGTGCCTTTCCACCGAACATCTGGTCAAGAGCATGCTCCATCTCCTCATGTGAGGCTCGTGATGATTCCATGCCGTCTTCGCTCCATGTAGCCTTGACGAAGTCATACGTTCCCTTCATCATCTCTTCTTTGTCATCATGCTTGATGAGGTCTACCTTGATAGAATTCCTGTAGTCCTTGAACCTTGTGAGGGGCTTCTGTCCGAATAGTATTCTGAACTGGTGGTGCTTTGGTATCAATTCTGGTATATGCGGCATTTGCGTGTTGTTAAATTGACAATACTAACAGTCGTGCCTCGACATAGTCGGCCTGATTTTTAAACAAAAAAGGCAATGATACGACTTTATCATAATACACTTTAGGGAAGAGTTTTTTAAGTCTATCAGTAATTCCTCCTACTACCGCGGGTGAATTGAATTGAAGTAGGTCCAGATTACGCATCTCATTACAATCAATGAAGTCTACTGGTATATCTACTATCGGGCTCTTTCCTGCATTTTTATAATGAATCTCAATTGCAAGAAATCGTAATCCTTTCTTTTTTGCATACCCGAAGTCGAATTCATATTCACTACCTTCACAATCAATCTTCATCATCGTCGGTTGGTATTTATCAATGATGCTCTTAAAACTAATCGTCTCAATGTTTTTAACCTCATAGTACCTATCCAATGTATTCTCATGTTTGTATGTACGGCCATACAATGAATTCATACCATGTTTTCCTCTCTTTGACACACGGAACTGTCTAGGTTCTCCATCCCCGGTTATTGCAATGTTATGGTCTTCAATCTTGCAATTATAATTTTGCTCTTTTAGCAAGCTAAATGCATATTCACCTGGCTCATACATTACAATACACTTAGGTTTTTTTGATGATATCATACTACTGACAATTCCAATGTTTGCACCGATGTCGATAATGACATCATCTTCAGTAATGTTTTCTATAAAGGGTTCATATTCTTTTTCCATTTCCCGTATCTCCTTCATTGACATTACATTTAGGTCAGTCAAGACCTTTCCATACCGGGTTTTTACTTCTTTCATGATGTTTTACTTAATTATGAACTTTCCCTTCTTGTCTCGCTTCACTCCAGCCTGCTTCAAGTGATATGACACACCGTTTGCAGTCAGTCCGTAAGCATCTCCGATCTGCCTTAGAGTAGGTGTGTATCCTAGCTTCTTCTGCATCTTGCCGATGTCTGCTACTACGTCCTTGTTAAGCTGTGTGATTGACTTCTTTGTTGACATGTTGGTTTATTATTGATGATTTATATAATTCCGGCTCATATGACCCACAGACTACCAGCTTTATTTCCAAACTGGGAAACATCACTGGAAGGTCTTTCTCTAACTGGCTCTTCATTCTCATCTGGTCATAACCTATGAGAATTGCATCAGGCTTGTATATACGTATCTTTGACCATGGACCCAGTCTAGCATCCCCTCGATACACATGCCTGACATGATGCCTGACACCTGCAACTCTCTGCTTCATAGTCCTTATCGGAGCATGGCCCTTTAGCATCATGACGATAGAGTCTTGAGCTATGCAAGCCATTACCCGACCTCCTTTAGCTAGCTCATGTGCCTTGCTAAACAGGTATCTGTGACCCTCGTGAATTCCATCGAATGTCCCGAAGATCATGACTCTCATAGCTTTGCATTGATTGCCTGATGAATCACATGTTCTGTAGTGACCCCATAAAGCCATTGTGCAAATCGACCGCTGAAGACAATATTCTCATTGGGTGGGCTATTGTCCTCATTCTCGAATATCCTTCCCTGCTTTACTGTGAAGATGTCTTGCACAGTCAGATCAGGATACAGTTCTTCAAACTTCTCTCTAGTCATCTCACCTGTTATCTCAATTGCCCAGACATCTCCCATGTGAGAGATTCTAGAGAATGGGACAGAGTCATCATAATAGCACATCTCATATCTTCCGTCAAAGCAAGGCGGCTTGTTCTTGACAATGACATTAGTGATAGGAAGGCACCTGAACTCACCCTTCTCTTGGCCGTATGCTTTCCAGAAGAAAGGAGCAGCCATAGTTGAGATTATCTTAGAATACGGCTCATGGTGAGTCAGGTCAGACTTGAAGTCTGTCTTATACTGGAGCTCAGCTGAGTCAATCTTAGTCACAAACCCACTGATCGGATTGTCATTCTTCTCATTGAGCCTCTTGACAACTTCCTCAAGGTCTACATCTAGGCAGTTCATGTAGTTAGTACCTCCAGTGGATGACATGCTAAGCTCCTTAGTCTTGGGGACAAAGTCTGTGTCAACTGGCTTGTCCCATGCTGTCATCTTCTTCTGAATCATCATGAGGTTCATGTCAGTTGTCAGGTTGTCATTGAGCCATCCCTTGTAGTAGTAACCTATGTAACTCTTCTTAGTCTTGATCGGCAGACCCAGATCGACCAGGAGCTTCCTAGTCTCAAAAGTGTCATGGAACCACACAAGGTAAGTCTTTGCATAATTACCTCCAGCAATGTCAGGAGAGATGATCTGGAATTCTGGATGATAGTACTTCCATATCAGTCCGCTGATTCCTGAACCGATTATATAATTTCCTTTATTTTCTTGCATATCTGCTCAGGTTTTAGGTTTTTAACATCTATCACTGTCCAATTCAGTGCCCTAGCCATAGAGACATAAGTCTCTGTGACCTTCTTGTGAAACTTAGAATCGACCAGCTTGTCCTCAGCTCTAGGCTTGTTCCTGTATAGGATTACGACCTTCGGCTGGAGAGCTTTCTCTACCTTTGTCAAGTACTTCAAGTCATAATGCCTGTCAAACACCCAGCTATACACCATGCTGCTAGGGAAACCCCTGTCACAGATGAAGCTAGTGTCTCTGAACTGTGCAAGAGTCTTGTTGAATATCTCTGAAGCCTCCTCTGGATTCCCTTTGAAGTACTTCGGCATGTCTTTCATCTTGATGACAGGGAGCTTCAAGTCTCTAGCCAATAGCTTTATGACTGTAGTCTTTCCTACTCTGTCCGGTCCGTCTATGATGAGATGGAGGGGTCTAGTTGATTGCATTTTTAAGATGTTGCTCATATTCTTCTATGGTGACTTCTCCATCTACAAGTCTTTTAAGTGAATCGACCTTTGTGATGTGGATAGAAGGGAACCGCATGAAGAATTCTTGAGAAACCTCATCACCTACTGCAATGATCTTCATGTTGAGATAGTCTTCACCCATCAGCACTTCTAGTTCTTTCTCAAGGAATTCCCACCAGAAGGTCACAAGATTCTCATCAACTTCTGTACCCGGTATTGCTTCTTTGACAATAGCAGTCATGTAAGTGTCTTTCATGATTCCAAGATTCTTCAGTACACCTACAAGACCCTTGACCAACTCTGACCTTTCGTCACCGCCGTATATCTGATGATGTATTATGAAGATGTACTTGGGTGACAGGCTTCCTACTCCAGTCATCTTAGTCTCTCCCGGGATCTTCAGTATCTCACTGTTGATGACATTCATCTTCTTCATCTTGACCTTTTCTACATTGTGCTTCTGAGTAGCCTCAATAGTATCTACAAGTTCCTCGATGGAGAACTTCCAGATGTTTATGAAGTTGACAAGGAACAGAATCACATCTGCAAGCTCTTCTTTCACCCTAGTCAAGTCTGCTGTCTTCTGTGACTTGCTGTACGGATTAGCTACTGAAGGGAATTCCTTTCTCAGTTCTACGATCTCCTCTATCATCTTGAAGAGGTACTTCTCTGACATCTCATTCCTCTCGCTCTCGAGGATAGTGTCTACAGGATACTTTACCAGCCTCTGGAACTCTTTCTGCTTCTTTGCAATGCTCTTGAATCTCTCGATCATTAGATTTTGAAGTTACCCTGGTCTATTAGTTTTAATACTTCTATGAGGCTGTCTCCCCTTACCATGTATCTCTTTCCTGACGGGTTGTCTTTGATGATCGGCTTGAACAGTTCTCTTCCCTTGTCTGAGCATATCCACCGTATGACGATTGATATAGTAGACACCGGAAGCATCTTGCTATGAGCTATCCAAGTAGCTGAATAGAACTTATCGGGAAGTATTTCTGGTCTCGAGTTCATGCTTTAGCTTCATTAGTCTGCTTATAACTTTTGCGTAGCCGTCGATCTTCAGCTCCGTCGTTGACTTCTTTATGAGACCCTCACCGACAAGCTGAGCCTTTATGAATTCACGGAACTCATCTTTCTCCTGGCCTCTTATCACAGCGATGTCCTGAATGAGGGCATTCATCCGTCTCCTGAATCTCTCTGTTGTCTCCTCCATTGTCTCATCTCTGAACTCATTGAGCTCTTTGCTGTCAGATGTGGGGATGAGCATGATGAGGTACTCTTGGCCAGTCTTGTTCCGGATGACCTGAGAGTACTCATCCATGTCTTGCTCATAGATGTTGAAGGTCAGCAGACCCTCACCGCTCCTAGAGTTGTACCTGTCTAATTGTCCGGAAAGCAGTATCATGGCTAGAACTTGATGTCACCAGGCATTACTCGGTCTTCGTCTGGATCAGTAGCTTTCCATCCTGTTGAGGCCGGAGCAGGAGCGGCAGCAGGTGCGCCTTCCCATCCAGAGTTAGCAGGAGCCTGTGCAGCTGGAGCAGAAGCAGGAGCTCCAGTCATCTTGCTCTCAATGTTCGGATCGATAGCAAGGATGAGCCTGTAAAGATATTCCTCTGTGATTCCATTGAGAGTCGGAGTGACGCTTGTCTGTCCCTGACCGTTTGTCCATGACCTGTTCTCAACGTACCCTGTGATGTGGTCACCTGCCTTCATGTAGTCCTTTGTAGCCTTCTGGTGTCCATATCCGAGCTCGAGGATAGCATCACCTGTCTCTGCTGTCTTTACAGAGATCTTAGTCCAGGTTGTGCCGTCCTTCTTTGGTAGTGTGTCCCTCTTTACTGCTGTAACTGTGTATTTTGCCATGGTTATTGTTATTGTTTTAGTGTCAGGTATTCATCAAACTTCGTGCAGTCACACCACCGGTCATGACCGATTGAAGGCTTGTCGAATTCCCTGTTCCTTATCTTTGCTAATATTGCTTTGACTTCCTCGAAGAAAGAGCAGATGTCCATCTTGTCATACTCATATGATAAGACTTGTATCCTCCCACCCCCTCTCTTCCTGCCCTTAAGCATCACCACATACGTCAAGCGTTTGGGTAGCTTGCCGTGCTTGCAGTAATACATGAGGTTGTAGGACCGAGACTGGGGAAGAGCACGTGTCTCAATCTCATCATAAGGAGCTTTAGAGGTCTTGAACTCAACGATTGAAGTGTCTTCGCTTATTGCATCAAGCCTTCCTGACATTGGGACTTCTAGCTTCTCACCTGTCTCTGGATGGAATACTGGTATCTTTAGAATCACCTCGAACTTGACTGGGTCAATACCGTGAACAGCTCTCAGTTCTTCTTTCTCGTCCCAGTACTCTTTGATTATCTCAAGACCGTCTTCATACATCTCTTTGTAGACTTCTGCTGCGGCTTGGGCAGGGTCAGGATACTTCTCAGGCTTCTGCTGGAATTCCCAGATGCTCACATGCTCTGGCTTGAACCTGTCAATGAACTGCTTCTTGACTATAGCTAGTTCAGCATTCTTCCATCCGTCTTCTGCAGTATACTGCTCATAGATGTTGTCTATGGCTGCATGGATTGCTGTACCGAACTCAAGGTGCCTCATTGACTGTGGCAGCTTCAGTCCCAGCCAGATCTTGTAGAAGAAAGACTTGGGACATTTCATGTATTCCATAATCATGGAAGGGCTTATTCGGTTGATTCCGAGTTCTCTATTCATGTCGTATTTCTAAGTTCTTAGCTTGGAGCAATTCGATTAGAGTCTCAAGGTCTGAAGTATGGAATGACAGCCAGTCAGACTGGTACCCGTTCATCAGATATGTGATTTCAACTCGATCAGATATAATCTCTTTATCGACTTTGTTTAGTTTTCTCTTTATTTCAAAAGAGTATACATCTTTCTTAGGCTCCTCTTTCTTAGTATTTTTCTTGAAGATATTTTTCATATTAGAATTCAGGTAGACATTCCGTCTTCTTATTGTGGAATGTTATTCGTAGTAAGTCGACCTGGGTCGGTTTGTACTTTGCAAGATTTGCTGCCATTGTTGATGCAAACTTTATGAGCTTCTTCTTTGCTTCAGGATCTTCCTTTGTTATTGCAAGAATCTCATTCAGCTCAGGTACAATTTCTTTCTTCTCTTCTGGTGACAAGTTGTCCATTGCTCTTTTTGTTTCGTTAGAATCTTCTAATTGGTCCTCGGACAAGAGGCCTGAGATCTCAAGAAGACAGAATACTGCCCTGTCATATGCTCTCTTCTGAGCCATGGCCCACGGAGTGTTCTTTCCCCTCGGCCCAAGGTTTCCCCTGAGCACTTCTCCAGATTCCGTTGCAGCTTCTCCCCTTCCGTTCTCAACTGTGCATTCAATCACAGTATGGTATCCGTTTATGTCAGTAGGTTCTCTCTTGCTTACATAAATGGGAGTCTTCTTGATTCCTGCTCGGTTTGCTATCTTCTTGACACCGTCATGAGTGATGATGATCTTCACAGCTCTGCTGCTTTTCTGCTCCCACCAGTCACCGTCTTTGAGGACCTGAGACAACTTTACCGTCTTTCCGTCTTTGTCTGTGAACTTCTGGTCGAGGCCCTCAAACTGAGCAACCGCTTCTGGATTCTTCTCTTCTTTAGTTTTCTTCGGTTTCCTCATGGTCTTTTGTATGCTTTAAAGTAATGTAATAGACCTCACCGATCATCTTTCCGTCAGTGTATTTGCCGACCGGCCTCTTCTTGAAAGTCTTAGACCTGTCAAGATTCATGTATTCTATGATATTTTCTTTGGGTATCGTAGCAACGTAAGTTGAACCGTAGTGAGCAACTTTCCTTATCTTGTTGTCATACTTCATGAGTTCTTTGTCTGCAATGACTTGCCAAGCAAGAGCCTTCTTGTCTCCATCAATGTAGAACTTGAGAAACCTTCCAGCAATTCCTGATGAGATTATGTATCCCTTTGAGAAAGTCAGCTGTCCAGTCTTCGGATTGAAAGTAGCGAACTGGCTTTCTTCCTTTTTCTTCTTGACAGCTTTCTTTATCTGATACAGCGGTACAAAGTTGAATTTCATGCTATGAGATTATGATATTGAGGCTTTCTGCTACTCGATTGACATCTCCAGCATTCATGATCTGATGGTTCACCGAGTAAGTTCTTATCATCTCATTGTAGAGAGCTTCTAAGAACTCAACTTTCTTCTTCGGTGACCTGAGAAACTTTATTACCTTTTCAGTATAATCCCTAGCACTGTCAGTGACTCCGTAGTCAGCTTCTATATCCTTGAAAGTTTTGTTGATTGACATTTGGTTGTTTGTTAGTTGTTACAGACGTTATCTGTCTCCTTCAGTTGCTCCGGTGAAGTCCGGTTCATCCTCAATGGACGGTGCTTCTTCTACAGTGACTGTGTAGTCCCATAGTTCTTCCTCTAGGAAGTTCTGCTTAGCGATGTCAACTGCCTCGTCCTCATCAGATGCCTCAACGTAGAATTCCTTTACAGGTCCCACGATGAATACAACTTTGAAGGTCGGCTTTTTCTCTTCGTTCATGCAAGTTTGTTATGTTGTTAATGAGATGGCTTGTTTACGATGCCATTGAACGCTTCAGTCAGCTTCAAGCTGCGGATCCTGATGATAAAGCATCATCTAGGTACATTATACTGCACGTTGCACTTCTTGTAAACTGGTACCTGTTAATAACTTTTTGTTGAAATAGTTATTAACATTTAGCAGTATGTACAAGTACTTTGATGGTGATATAATATGTACAGGTCGATCAAGATGAATAGAATGACATACATAAATAAGACGGTTTACAAGGTCAGATGCAAGAACTATGACTTATGCGGAGAAATAGTTGACAGAGAAAACATCAGCAAAGACTATGTAGCTAAATGCTACCCATGCAAAGTTGATGAGAGTAATTTACGAGCCAAACTAATAAAATTAAAGAAAAATGAACGACGTATCATACAAGATAGACTCAGAGACAGCAACACTCGACCAGCTAATGGCAAGAGCAGCGGACTACGGAAATGACTCGGTAGATGTAAACAGCGCAATCCAGACTATCCGGTCACAGGGACATCTCGTGACTGTGAACAATGGCCCTGAGCAGCTAGAAATACCATTCCCGACAGAGACAGATCCTCATGCTCCAATTGAGACAGAGGAACTTACAAAGGGTGACGGTTCAGAACCTGCTCCGCTTCCGACTACTGATCCAGTAAAGGAAGACGATGCAAGCCTTGACACTTCTCTAGAAACATCAACTGAGACTGAAGTTGTCCCTGAAGGTGAGTCTCCAGCTGAAACTGATACCGTCGTAGAAGGTCTCCCAGAAGAGATCACTCCGGCTGAGACTACAAGCGAAGTTGTATCTAATGAAGAAGCAGCAAAGCAAGAGTAGTACTGAGGTATGGGAGAGACTAAAGGACATCAACTGCCCAAGGTGCAATAGGAACCTCAAGATGAGATCTGATCACTATGAATGTCAGAATGTCAAGTGTCCTTTCTCTATATCGATCAAAGAGTACAACTTGAGAGTCAAGAAGCTTTATGAGACTAATACTTCATTATGAGTGATGAAAGCACAAGAGGGACAATAAAGGACGGTGAATACCATCCAGCTGCAAACTATGCAATGCTCTACATAAAGAGTCTTGGAATGGAAAAGATCATGATATACCAAGAGTCTTTTGCTAGCACTGCAATAGAGGGAAACCGTCTTGCTGAGATATGCAATGAGACACTCCACCGGATACTTTCAAAGCAGACAGTAAGTGACCGGTACATCATGGGACTTGCCTGGACTATAAAGCAGATGGAAGAAACTAACTAATAAACATGCACACAAACAAACCAAAGAAGGACACTATCGTCACTACAAATGTCCAGAAGAAAGAGTTCAAGTATGCCAAGGGTGCTGTCAACTTAGCATTCGTGCTAAGGACTGACGTAGACAGTGAGATGACAGTTTTCGTTGAGTTGATGAAAGCTGCAATCAAAGACTTAGAAACAGAGATTAAGAAGCTAAAGTGAAGATAGACAAGCCAGCTAACTCAAACTACTGTGCAACTGTAGTTGAGCTGAAAGCTATCATCCCTCTAGAGAACTGTGAGAATGTAGTTGCAACTCCGATCTTCGGCTTTCAGGCTATAGTGAGCAAAGATGCTAAAGTAGGTGACCGCGGAATTGTATTCACTGCTGAGACTCAACTGTCTGATGAGTTCTGCTTCTACAACAACCTATACAGACATGCAGACAAGAACAAAGACGAGGGTCAGAAGGGATATATCGAGGACAACAGGAGAGTGAAGGCAATCAAGTTCAGGGGAAACGTGTCTAACTGTCTCTTCCTGTCTCTTGAGTCTCTTAGCTATATAAATGTAGATCTTTCCCTCTTAGATGTGGGAGATGAGTTCGACACTCTTTCTGGAAAAGACATCTGCAAGAAATACGTAGTTGAATACAGCGGACGAAAGAGAGAATTCGTAGCAACTGAGAAGAAGTTCGTTCGAGTAGAAGACAAGCATCTTCCCCAGCACATGGACTCAAGCAACTACTTCAAGTGGTCTGACACCATTGATCCTTCTTCGACTGTGATAGTGTCTCAGAAGCTTCACGGAACCTCTGTGAGAATCGGACACACTATTGCAAAGAGAAAGATGAAGCTAGTTGAGAGGATTGCTCAGAAGCTTGGTGCTAGCATCCTCCCACACACGTATGACTACGTCTACGGAAGCAGGAAGGTCATCAAGGATGTGAACAACCCATACCAGAATCACTTCTATGAGACTGACATCTGGAGTGAGCAGGGAAAGAAGCTCCAGGGACTACTCCCTGAGAACTATCTAGTATACGGAGAACTCATTGGCCACACATCTGACGGAAAAGAGATCCAGAAGAACTACACTTATGCAATTCCGCAGAGGCAGACTGAGTTGTACATCTACCGGATTGCTATTGTCAACCATCAGGGAAATGTCACTGACCTCTCATGGGACCAGGTCATGGAATTCTGCAAGAAGAACGGGCTGAAGCACGTGCCTGAATTATGGAGGGGAAAGAAGAAGGACCTCAAGATTGAGGACTACATTGACAAGAGGTTCTTTGAGATGGGATACAGGAATACTCTCTACCTCGGAGTGAATGAAGACATTGTCGACGAGGGAGTCTGCATACGAGTTGATGAACTCTCTCCTGTCATCATGAAAGCAAAGTCTCCGAGGTTCTTTGAGCATGAGACTAAGTTACTAGACAAGGGAGAAGTCGATCTAGAGTCTTCCCAATCTTCAGAAAATGTCTAAGATGATAATCATGCAGGGTCTTCCTGCATCTGGAAAGACTACTGAAGCTAGGAAGATCATGGAAGCTTCAGGCAACTATGTGAGGATAAACAAAGATCTTCTAAGGTCAATGCTTCACTTCAGCAAGTTCACTTTCAAGAATGAAGATGTAACTAGGATTGCTGCCAAGTCACTTGCAAGGTCATTCCTCATGACAGGACACTGCATCATCATTGATGATACTAATCTCAATGGAAAGACTTTTCAGACATGGAAGGACTTAGCAATGGAATGCAATGCACCGTTTGAGGTGAAGAGAGTTGACACGCCGTATGATGAATGCATCAGGAGAGATGCTCTCCGCCCTGACAGTGTGGGAAAGGATGTCATCATGAGAATGGCTATGCAGAACGACCTCATAGGAGACATCGGACCCGTGGTCCTGTGTGACTTAGATGGGACTCTATGCGACTGTGAGCACCGGAGACACTGGCTTGATGGTGCTAAGAAGGACTGGAAGGGATTCTTCTCAGAGATGAGCAAGGACCCCGTGAGAGAAGAGGTAAGAGAAATGCTCATGAGTTCTTACTACCTCGGATACAAGATCATCTTCGTGTCAGCAAGGCCAGAGGACTACAGGAAAGAGACTGAAGAATGGCTGCTGAAGAACTGGGGTGACAACTACTTTGCTCTTATCATGAGGCCTTCTGGAGATTCTCGGCCTGACACTATAGTCAAGAAAGAGATGCATGAAAAGTACCTCAAGAAGCTTGACATCCAGTGTGTGTATGATGACAGGCCTTCTATCGTCCAGATGTGGAAAGATCTTGGACTCAATGTGACTGATGTCGGAGACGGCAGAGAATTCTAATGAAAGACACTAAGCAAGAAAAAAGAGAGAAGACAAGGAAGAACCGCAGCAAGATGGTCGTTGCTGGAAGGTCATTATTCACAATAGCAAGAATCAAGAATGAAGCCGCTGAAAAAGTCTACAAGGGAAGAAAGAGAAAAGCTTAATGCTCACAAGAAGAAGTCAAGCTACTGCCAGAGAAACAATGGAGTGCATGAGTTCTTACTAGCTTTCCCTGATCATCTTGCAATGGTTGAGATGGACACTGGCTTGAAGTTCAAGACTCCTGAAGACTACTACAGGTACGATGACGAGAAGAGACAGGAGCAGCGAGAGGAGAATGAAAGAAACGGAACGAGATATTGGGATGGTTCTGGGCTCCGGTATTACCACTGCAAGCACTGCGGAAAGAAAGAGCTTCAAAGTGACACCTGGACGACCAAAAGTCTTAAGCAAAATCTACGGTCTAAACAGAGACTGGACGGAGTTCAGGAAGACATTCACTAAAGAGCAAGAGAAAGCAATCTGGCAGTACTTCATTGACCATTCTACTATCGAGAGGAATGCATACTGGAAGATAACATTCCACGTGAGGAATGTAGATGACTTCTGGAGGAGAGTATACTCAAGATTCACAGGACACTTTCACCGGTATGAGATTCTTGAGAAGACTCATCTGCAAGAGAACAAGTACTGGTTTGTTCACAAAGAAGAAGAATTCAGGAGACACCAGACTGCATTGGCAATTGATAAGGGTCGAGACTACTATAAGAAGCTTCAGCTATACCTTTACAGGAAGCTGAATAAGAAGATATTCAAGCATGAGATACAAAAAGCAAGTGTCGATAGACCTAGAGATTCAAAAGAAGCACTAAAAGCTAAATATAAATAACATGACAAAATTATATTACACACCACCTAGAATCGAGATATTCATTGAGGTGAAAGAAGCAGCGATGCAGACCTGGAGGGAGATTGATTCAGATAACGACAAATATGGATATGCGACAGAAAAAATAAACCGTATCAAATACATTGCAAATGTTGCTGACAATCTAATGTTAATGGTCGCTATGTTTGATGATGAAAATCAACTTCTACTCTCACTTAAGTTGAGTGATGAGGCCAAAGCCGCGATTCGAGCAAGGATGGTTGATGGTGGCATGCCAGAATATTTAATACACTTTTAAAAAGAAATGATTGATATAGACACTCCAGAATCAGAGGAGAAAGCACTGAGAATGCTTGGTGAGAATGAGAAGACAATTGACATCATCTTGAAGTACAAGACAAAGAACGGATGGCACATAGTAACGTCACCCTTCAATCCCATGCTAGTAAACTGGCCTGACTGCACAGTCGTAGTAGATGGTTTACTTTTGCTAGACTATTAGGTATAATATCTAAGCAGTTTGGAGGCAGTCTGGACTAGATTCTCTTTCCGTGAGTCTAGACCGGAGTGTCCCCAAAGGCACTTTAACAGACTCGTGTATCTATATTCTCACAGGAGGTTTATTGCAAGTTTTCTTTCTGTGAGGATTCAGGTACATGAGAAATAACCTTTACGTCCTCCGTTCCACCTGCTCACTCGTAAAGGTAGTGGGTGGGACAGAGGGGTCCCTACATCAATGACGAAGCTCATCAAGGAAAAAGTTCCTTTCACAATGGTCTGCAATCAGATACTACAAGACAAGTTCATCTCCCCAGAAGAAAAAGGGATGTATGCTTATCTCTATTCAAAGCCCGAAGGGTGGAACTTCTCAGCTGACCGGATATGCCTAGAAAACAACATAACCAAGAAGCCAGTACTGCGGATACTTACCCGGCTTGAAGAACTTGGATATCTAGTCAGGTCAAAGCTATCCACAGGGAGAGTTGAGTACACTCTGAACCAGAAGCCAAAGGGTCAAAACGGCACTCTGGCCACCGAGGCCAAAGGGTCAAAACGGCACCATGCCGAATTGACCCCTATAAGTAATACTGTATCTACTACTAATAGTAGTATAAGTAATACTAATACAGAGACGAGCGAGTCGTCTGTTGTGATAAGTTCGAATAAGAAGGAAAAGGCAGATGCAAACAAAGAGTTTGGCCCGGGAGAACTCCAGAACATACTTGACGGTTGGTGGAAGGAATGCAATGAGAAGGAGAACTGGACCTTTGCCCACATCATCAACATTATTGAGGAAAAGAAAATCAAGATTGAAAATGAAGGTCAGTTGCAGAGAGTTATAGGTAGGAACATTGTCTCTGCCCGGGCATTGAATTCAGATTATTCATATAGCAGAGTTCTTGAAGCAATGGAGAAAGCAAAGAAGCTTACAGACAACTGGACCCTAGAGACAGTCTTGAAGGTCTTAACCTCTGGACACAAATGAATTTACTTCCATTGTTAGACTACTTAGAGATAGCAGCCTGCAAGTTCATCTTCGGAGTAATCAACTTAGTAAAAATAACTCAACTACTATGGTAAGACAGCTGAACGAGAACCTAGAGAAGCAGGATGTGAGCCTAAATGCTCAAGAGCTAGAATGCTTCCTCAATGAGATGAAGCCCTCTGGATTCAGTGCTATCGGCTGGAGCGAGGAGATGGGATTCTCGAATGGGAAGAGCACAATGTCATTCATACAAGAATCCTTTGATGCAGAGAAGAGATGGAGGATAGACTGGAGTCAAGTAGAGATCTGGTGTGCTGAGATGAGAAAGAGGAACCACTACTGGGTGAATGACTCTATAGAGCAGTGGATGAAGATGAACTGCACCACTCCGTATGACATAGCATCTAAGCTCTTGAAAGTCTATGACGGAGAGGTAGACAAGCTGAAGCAAGAGAGATACCGTTATGAACAGTCAATGCTGAACAATCCTGTACTTTCCTAGAGAAAAGGTTACTATTAACTTACTGACATCTCCCTACACTCAGTGAATGAGCCCAGGAGATGCTAGAGGCATCCTGATGAGTTGCCTTCCACACTGGCCCATCATCAAGATAACAAATGTACATATACGTCTGTCTGGTTCTGTAAGAAAAGAAATGTCATAGATGAAGGTAACCTCAACTCTGGTCTAAACTCTCTCCTAACAATAGAATCTAATGATCTAGACGTGGTCAGTAACTTCGCTAGATTCGCTTAAACATCTACATGTCAGACAGGAAGCTCATAAACTCTATAAACGGAAAGAAAGGGGGAAGAATCCAAGGGACTAAAGCCTTCAAGACTCTAGTGAAAGAAGAGGTGAAGGAGAAGATGAACCAGAGGATATTCGGAATCATCCCTTCTCTCCTAAACGCTCAGGCTTCTATAGCTAGAGGGACTCAGTATCTCTACAGGATAGATACTACATATGAGAAGGGACCGAGAGGGGGGACTGTGAAGACTAGGTCTAAGCCCAAGCTGGTCACTAATCCAGATGAGATAGCAATGTACATAGATGCCTATGACAGGAGTGAGCTAGAAGATGTGAACTCAGATACTACTTACTACTTCATCACAGCCAAAGAGCCAGACAATCAAGCTATTGACTCTCTTCTGGACAGGACTCTTGGAAGGCCGAAGAATGATGACGCAGGGACAGGTGGAAACACTTTCAATAACTTCGGTACTTTTATAAGCACTCCAGTAGAAAGAGAATTAGATGATGATTCTGCTAAGAGACTAGGACTACTACAATGACAGGACATGCTAAAGACTGCAGATGGACAAAGACCTCAGAAGCTGAATGTGAATTCAAAGAGACTCATCACTACTGTCCACATGAAGAGCACTCATGCGACTGTTATACTAAGACAGAAACAGTCAGCATACCTGAGCCTGCTATTAGTTCAATTAAGCAGATAGTGACTGGACTGTCAGATTTTTTAGAAAAGAAGGTAGTTGACTACATTGATGAAATGGTATCTTCAATGCAGGTTCAGGCTGACATCATGAGCCGTGCAAGAAAAGAAGGAATTGACATAAGTAAAATGATGGACAGGATTAAGACTGCTTACAATACTAAGAATGAATGACCTCATAGCACAATACGAGACAGCTTGCCACCACATCGCATCTTACTTTGTCAAGAAATACTTTGAGACTGACTATGATACAGACAAGAACGTCTGGTGGATAGCTAACGAGATAGGAGGGTGCCTCTGCATCAATGATCACTTCTTCAGCATAGAGAAGATGCTTGACTACATGAAGAACAAAGCGACTCCTGAGCAGATGTTTGAGCACTACGAGTATGTGATTCAAGAAGGGAACAGGAACCTCACATACAAAGCATACAAGAAGCTACTAAAGCCAGATGCGATACCAGGTAACACCAGATAAAGTATTCGAGGGATGCAGGGAGGACTTTGCACTCTTCATGACACAGATCATCGGGCTCAAGAATGAGGAGTTCCATAATGAGTTGGATGATGCTCTCTCGAATCCGATGCACAAGAAGATTGTGATCACCTTCCCCAGAGGCCACGGCAAGTCTACTCACATCTCTGCTGCTTACCCACTTTGGCGTATTGCAAAGGACCACAACCTGAGAATCCTCCTCATCTCTGCAACTGGAGCAGTGTCTAAGTCTTTCCTTTCGGAGACTATTGGACACATTGAGAAGAACGTAGACTACCAGAACTTCTCACGCTACGTGGACAAGACACACAAGGGTGTAGTACCGAAGATGAAGAACTATGCAAAGCTTAAAGAGAACTGGTCCGGTGATTCTATTGTGATCGATAGAGAGAACTTGAACCTGAAGGACCCAACTATCAATGCCGTAGGACTCTTCGGTGCTATCCTCTCTAAACGTGCTGACCTGATCATCTGTGATGACATCGTTAACCAGGAGAACAGTGCAACAGAAGACCAGAGAAAGAAAGTGATTGATTGGATCTACACAACTATACTTCCTGTGTTAATCCCTGGAGGAGTTTTTATATATTTGGGGAACACGTGGCACCAAGACGACCTTGTTGCACGACTCCTTAAAGATCCACAATTTGATTATAAGAAGAAAAAGAAAGCAATCATCAGTGACTGTACCAATCCAGAGTTATGGGAAGATTGGGGACGGATCCGGTTAGATGAAACATTAGAGTTAGCAGAACGACACATTCAGGCTGATGCATTCTATCAAGCGAACAAAGAAAAGATGGACGAAGGAGTTGAAGTGATGTGGCCTTCACGTTACACATACAAAGACCTTTACTTGATGCGAATGGCAAACCCATATGCATTTGCACGAATGTACCAGTGCGACCCATCAGACAGGCCAGACCAGAAGTTCAAAGATGCTTGGCTTGAAAGAGCTGTGAAGAGGGGAGAGAAGCTACGCTTGCAATATGATGCTCGTCAAGACTTGGAGTGTGATGTCACTACAGTGGGAATCGACTTGGCAATCAGTGAGAAGGAGACTGCTGATGACACCGTCCTCCTTACTCTTGACAGAGTGAAGTACTCTAAGATAGAGGGGATAAAGCCCGGAGACTTAGTACTCAGGAATATAGTAAGAGGGAAGTTCTCACCCAATGAGGTGAAGGAGAAGATAACTGAGAGCTACAACAAAGTAAGCCCATCAGGAATAAGAGTAGAGACAGTGGCTTACCAGGAGGCTATCCAGAAAGACCTTGCAGATACTGGAGTCATAGTTGCTGGCCACAAGACAGGAAGCAACAAGAAAGACCCATTCATAGGAATCAACAGCCTAGCCATCTTCTTTGAGCTTGGCAAGATCATCCTGCCGTATGACAACTCAGACCCCAAGACTATCAACCTAGTCAGTCAGCTGATGAATGAGATGAGAGCATTCCCTGACGGTCATACCGGAGACAGCCTCATGGCATTCTGGTTTGCATTCTGGGAGTATAGAGAGCTATTGGGAGAAAGGCTTGTAGTCCCGTCTACGACTGGACATCCATTGAATGTGAATCCTCCTGACTGGTCAGATCCTGAGGTCATGGAGAAGGGGAATAAAGAGGCTGACTTGGCATTAGTCAGAGAGCAGGAGGCTGAGAGAGCTGCGTTTGCTGGAATGATGGGAAGTCATTTCAGGAGACGATAGGAAACGTTATGAACAGTCCTCCTTTACAGGAGCTTTAACATATGTTAATATGTACATATACCAATTAGGTATACTTAATAACCAATAAGGCTCAACAATCATATGACAACATCAATAGTAAAAGCAATAGAATTGAAACCCGAGATGGTAGTTATGGTTTACGATTCAAAAAATGTTATCGATCACATAATTACGTTCAAGGATATTTTAGAAGTATGTTTTGAATCAGGTGAGACTGTATCACTTGGTCATAACGATGATGTAGAGGTTCTTTCAGAGTCAAGATAAAGAATAAGGACTAATATGCAGACCTTCCTACCGTATGAGTCATTCGAGAAGTCTGCCGAAGTTCTGGACAACAAGAGGTTGGGAAAGCAGAGAGTAGAATGCCTCCAGATACTTCAGGTTCTCAAGAAAGGAGATAAAGCTAAGGGGTGGAAGAATCATCCAGCAGTCAAGATGTGGAAGGGTCATGAGACTTGGCTTATTTCATATGGTGTCTCAATATGCGATGAATGGATTCAGAGGGGATTCAAAGATTCTTGCAGAGTCAAGATAGAGAATCTAGTCAATTACTCTAAAATCTCTTCTTATCCACCTTGGCTAGGAAATAGAAAGTTCCACACGTCTCACAAGTCTAACCTACTGAGGAAAGACATTACTCATTATTCAAAGTTCTTCAAATGCAAGGAAGATTACCCATATGTCTGGCCGACTAACAACTAATAAATGAACAAGAAATTCTCATTGACGGCGACTACAAGATCATTATCAGGGATAACGCTTTTCCAGATAAAGGCTGAGATGAGCTTCGGCTCGGTTTCCAAGGG